GTCTATAGGCTTTGGAGGCTTTGTACCATCGCCGCCGCCATTGCCCCCGCCGCCTCCGCCACTTCCAGGAGGTGTAGTTTTTTTAAATAATTTCTCTAATTTATTTTTTTCATCTTTAGTGATTTTTCCGTCTTTTACGGCATCAACAAGGGCATCTTTTTTACTTTCACTTAGAGTTTGAAAAAATGCTAGTTTGGAGTCATCTGGCTTTCCACCAAAAATTTCACGGATAACATTTCTATCTTGGTTATTTGATAGTTTATCGTATCCATCCTGAAATTTTTTCCATTTTTCCTTAGACTGATCTCCGCCACCAGGCTTACCTTTTCCAGGGCCTGGTTTTGTCCCACCTTTTCCAGGGTCTGGTTTACTATCTGTCTTTGGGGGCTTTAGACCAGAATCTTCTTTTACTTCTTTACCCTTTTTATTAAGGGCTTCATTAAGTTTTTGATTTATCCTATCTCTATCTTTTATTCCCAAATTTCCATTTTTAGTAGCCAATGATTGAGCCAATTGTTTTAAATCCTGAGCCTCTTTTTGAGTTATAAACCCCTGGCTTCTTGAATAATTAATTTTTTCTATTATTTTTTGTAAATCACTCACTATGATTCACCAACTTCAACTAAAGAAACCGTCATAGATGGGCCACCTTGAGTTACTGAATGAGATATAGATGATACTACGAATGTTTTATCACCGAAGTTTGGATTGTCTTTATAATATCCACGAGATTTATCAAATATTTTGACTTTATCTCCTAACTCTATTAAAGGATTTTCAAAAACTTCCATAGTTAGTTTTATTCTTTGCCTATTACAATATTTCATTACCCATTGCATCATTTGTTTTGCTTGAGATAGCGACTGAATATATTGACTATCTAACGAAAATGTTTGCTCTCCATATATTGCAACATTTCTTTCTCTATCATTTTGGCGTAAGTCTTTTCCTTCATCACCTTCATATAAATCTTTTGCTGTTATTGTCCCAGTACTAAGTTCTTCCAGGCCAATTCCAACAATATATAACGGTAACTTAGCATCGCTTCCTAGCCTTATAGCGCCTCCAGATATATTTGCTAAGACTAATTTAGCCCCAAAAGCAGTAGGCTCGTACTTCTTTACTAAATATTGAGGATTAATCTTAGAAATATCCAATAAGGCGCTAGTTAATGCTGGCGCAGAGAATCTAATATCATATTCTCTTACCTGTCTAGCCAATCTAGCAAAATCATTATAATAGAAAAGTGCTTCACCTTTATCATCTGAAAACAGAAAAGACTTAGTTACAGGTATTATCCCCTGCTCTTCTCTTTCTTTAAACTGGTTATATCCTCTAAAGTAATATTCCGTATCATCCTGAAAAGGTTTGGCTGCGGCCATAATGTATTCATATACTGCCTGAGAATCATTTCTTACAAACATACAGATATCCTTTGAGTTTACCCCAACAGCCTCTCCAATTGGCTCTGTATATGTTCCTATTTTAGTATCACCATAAAATATCGTATATCTCATTGCATTTTTAAACTGCCGTATTTTTATTTCTAGTTCAAATACTGGATCAAGAACTTGATTATCAGATTTAATAACTTGAACAGCAGTATCAAATACTGTGAAGCCGCCAACACTTGCCTTCATTAATACTTTTGGACTATATTTTTGTTTACCACCATGATTCTCTAACTTAACTCTATAGAATCTTAAATTCTTAGTTATATCATCATTTTTAGTAAAGTCTTTACCAGATCCAGCCGATTCAACTTCTAGGTAGTAACCCTCGCCTAGGCTATTGATTCCAAAACCAATCCCAGCAATAGATGAGTTTGTTGCCGTTATAGTTCTATCTTTTTTAATAAGTTTTCTTGGAGAGTATAGTCTCATCCTTGTAGAAATAGCATTAGGTGCAAACGGAAGTGTAATTTTTTGACCATATATTGCTTTTTCTCCTTGTAAATAAACAAATGGGTCAAAGTCTTCTTCTGGCACAACCTTGCCATCTCTTTCACTAGATGGAACATCTTTATCGACCTGCGTATTATTTTTTTCTAACTCTTTTCTGGCACTACTCACTTTTCCATCTATAAGTGAATCTAAGGCATCTCTATCTGCTTTAGGTGATGTTGGCCCAGAGATCTTTAAAAACCCTAGGTAGGTATCTAGAGCATCTTTTGGAATTGTTCCTAATAATTTCTTAGCAGACTTATATCTTAATTTATCTGCAAAATTAAACTTTGTTGTTGCTTCAATATTTCCTGGAACATTATAGTTTGCACTTTCTCCAAGAATAAGTTTAAATCTATTATCAGGATCTACTCCAGATGAATTCTCTAAAACTGCGTAGTGTATGGCTGGATCGCTATTGAATCTACCTCTACCGTCACCTATTACCTTGTATTGATATTTATCATTCACCTTATTAATATTATTAAATTTAACATCTATGACTAAACCTCTAAATGATATTGAGTCTCCAGATCCTAATGATGAAACTAACTCAAAGAATTCTTCCTCTGTAAAAATAATTCTGTGACCATAGATTCCATTAGTTCCTGCTACATAAAAAAGTTTGCCACGATATTTGATGTATTCGTTATCTAATAAAATAAAACCTTCATAGTCTGGTATGGTAAATCCTTCATTAACATCCATATAAATAATTAAAGATTGTCTTGCAGAGGCAGATGTTTGAGTTTTATATATTTCTCTAATAGCATCTTCTTCAGTATATGATTCATAGGTTGTCGTAAATAAATCAGAAAGTCTATACGGATACAAATCTTTTATAATATTTGCCGCACCGAGAACAGAGGTATTGTCATCTGACGGCTGCCAAAGAATGGTAGTCCCGTATTCAAAGTTTGAGAATGCTAATGAATTCATTGGGAACTGATCAAGTTTTAGTTGTTCATATAAATCTTTTTTAGTATCTGCTAACGTTGATGCTAGGGGAGATCTTCTTGGGCCATAAAAATGATATGTAATATTTCCATTTGTAACAGGATTTATTTTTTCTTCAGCCATAGAAACTACATTTGATGTGTAGTCTGATATATATGAATACTCATCGTCGTCTGTAGTAACAGATTCATCCATAACAAACCAAAAATCTGTTTTTTGTACTGACGCAGAATCGGCTGGACCTATTGATTGCTGTATATTAGCATCTTCTGTTAGTCTTTCTTTTGTCAACACATTTAACTTACCATTAACGTCATAGAATATAGAGCATTGCGTTGCAACTGCTATATTTTCTAAAACCTCTGCTACCGTTTGCTCTTTTTTACAAAAGAAATTTTTTATTAAAGTATCTTCTTTGTCATTCTCTTTAGCATCTGAAGATTTTTTAAACTCTAGCCCAGTTACACCTACATTATCTAATATCATCATAATGATGGCAGACATTGCCGAAAAAGATGAGACCATAAAGTCTGGCGCAGATAATTGTCTAAGAAATTTTACCCCATCCTCTAAATTTACTGATACTGAATAATCTTCCCCTATATTCCATTGATTAGAATATAAGACTCCCATAGGTACATTAAATGTTTCATTTAAATCTGGAACATAAACCTTTTGGTAAAAATTAAATTTAACATCTTCATTTAACATCTTAGAGGTGCTAAGAATACTGGCAAATAAAAATTGTCCATCCTCATTCGATAAAGTAATATTACCCGTACCAGAAACTACTGTTCCTACTGGTAACCCAAAAGCAGTAGAATCTCCAATAGATGAAGCAATACTAAAAGACTCAACATAGTCTGTAAGATCTGCTTCTAATCTTGGAGAAATTTCTATAAGTTCTAGTGAAGATGACTTTAGATTTACTGGGAATTTCTCGCCATTAGAGTCAACGGGGGAAGAGACAACTGGAACCATTGAATCTACTCTAAATCTAATTCCTTTTATTTTTTTGAAATGGGTCGGACTAGAAGAAATAAGTTCATCAAAGTCGTCCATTCTAGATACTGTTTTAGACCACGTTCCATTTCTTTGATAGTAAAGATTAAGTTCTCCAGATATAAAATCATCATTTGCGTTTGCTATTGCATTGGGATCATTTAGTCTAGTTTGATTTGTTGGAACAGCATATATCTGAGTCCATGTAGTTCCTACCAAAATATCTATAGAAAATGATGACGGAATAGAAATATGATTCTGAACTTTAATTACTATTTTATTACACATAACATCTTCTTCGTATACAACAAATGGATTAACATCAGATATTTTACCGAGATTGTTTGCAACACCGATCATTTTTCTAGTTCCATCAAATCCTAAAAACTTTCCAGAATTATAGTAGTCGTAGGTACGATTTTCGGATACTGGGTAGAATCTTGCAGATGCAGTTGAGAGATTTGAAACTTTTATATCAAAAACGCTGTCTGAAAACACCGCCCCAGGATGTTTTTGAGTAAATACAATTCCTGAATCTGGTCTGTTTGGTTTAAAAACTGATGATAGTTTTGAATAAAACTCTGATTTAGGATCTATTTTTGTATCATTGCTGTCGAAAAGTATTCTGTTCTTTCCATCTATTATATTAGAACTAGTAGATAAATATTGAGACTCTTTTCCATCTAATTTATATAGCCCACATTGCTTAATTACAGAATACTTATTCATATTCCATTCGGCAATAACTAAATGTTCACTATTTATTCTATCTGCACTTTTGTATAGATCACGAATGTCGCTATAATTTAACACTATACCTCCACCAAAGTCATGGAGATATCCCAAAGATCGTGTGTCGTCCCTCGCTTTGTAATGACATAACTAAAATCTTCAAAAAAGACATTATAGTATTCCAATGAATATTTCAGCGGAACATTGGGGGCTGCCTCTGGAGTGTCATATACCAAAGTAAGATAGAAACTGTCTGTATGATTTTTGTGCCAGTCAAGCATCTGTTGTGATGATGCCCATCCTGTTGTAGTACCACCAAATCTTGTCTCCGATAATTCATCACGGACAGATGGTAAGTCCTGCCAAGATACTGAAAATGTCTTCTTATCTGCCACATGATAAGATCTCATTCTTCCGTTTATCATTCTTTTCTTATATTCTATTCTTTCTATGGCTATCTGTAGTTCTGATCTACTATCATCAGTAAGATATAAAAAATCTGTATCTGCCGTGCCTAGATTCCATTGACCAGCAGCAGCATCTACTGCCGTGGGAGCATTCTCTGAAAATATCATTAATGCTGGACGAGTCCATATTCTTTGTAATGTTGTAGTAGACATATATTATATGCTCCTGCTGTGATTTCTTCTACTGTTTGCAGAATTAATCATACTAATAACTTTATTAGCAATTGCATTAGCACTCTTTCCTCCAGAACCATTAATAACAACCTTTACCTTAGTGCTATTTCTTGTAGAAGATGAATTGCCACCGTATGTTGTATTATTTACCCCTACAGATGTATCTGCCATTTCAGGCATACTGAATGCTGGCATCTGGGCAGAACCAACAATTCCACCGTTTGCAAATCGTGCAGGCTGCATTGATGAACCCTGGAAAGTATTGAGTGATCCAGAATTAACTTGATCCATAAATCCCTTGCCATATTTTGCAACGGCAGAAGCCTTAACCACATATTCACCATTTGAAAGCATTGCTGGAATCATATCAGATCGAGGTCCGCCAGGTCCAGAAATAAAACCTCCTGCTGCCCGTTTTTGCACCCATGAATTAAAGAATGCAGTAGTTCTTCTTTCAGTAGTATCTGCCCAGGATGGCCTTGGGCTATAGTAACTCCAATCCCATGAATAACTACCATCATTTGCCACCCTCATTGCCCAGGGAAGGAAGTTTGTTCCTCTTTGAGATACATGCTGGAAAGCAACTGATGAATTATATTGTGGATCATTAAGAATTTTATCATCTGAGGTCCACCATGGCTGAGACCCATAGGAAGGCTTATTTAACTGGAATATTCCATAGTCACCTGTATCATAAATATTCCTACCACCAGATTCACGCATGGCAATAGCCCAGGCAATTCTTTGTAGATTTCCAGGCCACCCACCTGCACGGACATACCCTAAAGTTCTATTAGCATCTTGCTCTGTATATCCATCTGGGATATTTGAAAATGTAACATCTCCATCAGAACTCGTAGTATCTGGCTGATTTCCGCCACCATCCTTACCAGTATTATTTTCATTTATTCCAAGAAGAGATAGCGGCCCCCTAAGACTTCTAGCAGGATCTGCTAACGTTTTGCCTGATTTATTCTTTCTATCAGAACTTTTGCTGCTCTTACCTTCTTCCCCAGAGGTAGAGCCACCGCCCTCTTCCCAAATTTTATTGGCATTATTGATAAATACTGATCTATCATAAAGAGTGTCTGGCTTACGAGAAGTCCAGTCTTTATGATTGATGATTCTTCCTTCAAATGACGGCCATCCAGCCCAATCTCTAACAGCAGCAGACATTCGTGCTATAGCATCAAATTGTCCTTGGGTAAAATCTTTCGTGTCTCCCATTGATTGAACTTCTATCTGCCAAGCAGTTCCTGTTGGACCTCCAGCAAGACTAATTAATTCTGCCGCCTGATCTTGTCCAATATCCTTTAGTCTTTCGACGCTTCCCGGACCAGCGCCCCAACCCGTATTTCCACCAGCGATAGTATGAGCGGTACCAGTCTTTCTAATAAAACCTTGAACAACTGGCTTCCCTACCCAATCTTTAGCAAAATAATCAAGTTCGCCTTGACCCCAATTTCCTGCTGTATGGTGCATCATAATCAGGCCTGGTTTTCCACCAGACCAAGATTTGTATCTATCCCATCCAGGGTAGAATTGATGACCGCCTTGAGGGAAGAATTTATTGATTGATTCTACTAATCCACCGTCAGCAAATTTTTGAACTAGACCGCCGTAAGCATATCCTTGCTCTTTTAGTCTTGTTGTAGCAGCCCTCAATTCTAGTATTTTTCTTGAGTGTAATTTCCTTAGGAAAAATTCTGAAACAGGCCGACCATTAAATAAAACTCTTGATGGAATTTCAACATTCTTAATTTTTGATACAAATTCTATAGCATCAGCGAGTGTTTTTACCTGCATAGATAAAGATTCTGGATGAATTTCTTTTGAGGGAACTTTATTATGCCACGGATCATTTAGCCTTAGTGTTGCCCTTTTTATACCGCTAGGATCAAGTGGTATCTGACCGTCAGCATAAATTTGTAGTTCGCGCATACCTTTAGTTTCTGGCATAGTATGTGTTCTATTAAGATTTTCTGGGCGAGCAAAAAATCCTTCGTTAAAAGAATCTCCTAGGCTTGTAGTAACTTTATTTGCTATATTTGGATTTATATCTAGCGTAACATTTCCGTAACCCTCTTCATATGTTCCGGGTTTTCTTAAATAACCATATATAGGTCTTTCTGTCCAGGGAGCATTTTTTGGAATACCAAGGAATCTACTTTCCACCCTCATTCTTTCCTTATGTTCGCTTAATGCGGCGGATAGTCTAAGTCCCTCATTGGATTTCATAACTTCTGGGTTCAAGTATGTTGTTAGAGATCTGTTTCTATAAATAGATCCTACCGTTGTTCCCAAACTTCTATTTACTGATAATTCATAGCCTGTAGGAACTTCAAAGGGTGCATCCTTTAATGATTTTCTTCCAAATATATTTATAGACCCTTTATCCTCCGTTACTAGCCTTGAATTTTTAAGTGATGATACTACCTTTGATAGAGTTGAAAAAGAGTCACCTTCAAGTTCTCTTAAAAGTTTTTGCATTCTTCCAGATGAACCTGCTGCTGCCTCCGCCCAATCTTTACCTGTCAATCCAATATTTTTATTAATAGTCCCTGGATTTGCTGGATTTATAAATTTAAATTCCTCTGGACTAATTTCTCCAAGGTTATTATCTAGCCATTCTGAAGTTTCTCTTAGTTTTGTGGAGAAATAATAATTTTCATAACCCTTATCTTTTATAAAATACCCCTTATATCCATGGCCACCATAGGGATACCATTTACCCGCAGATGGTTCTCCGGTAGATAATACTTTTCCACCCTTTCCAGTAGAAAGGTAGAACGGAACTTTAGTTCCATTAATATCTGCTATTGCAATAGTTCTTCCCTGGTATTGAACTACAGATCCTAATGATGACCCATCTGAGTCAATATCTATAAACCCGGGGTCTTTTGAAGATTTTTTAGGTTTAAGAATAGAGAATCCACCCGTGTCAGACGCTAATGCTGATCCGCCGTACAGTCCCGCCAACTTTTCTTGGTATCTTCCAATTGAAGTAGCCGCACGGAGGCCTCGACTCGCTATTGCTCCAGCCGCTATTCCAAGCCCTGGAGTGAATGATGATGTAAATAATGCTGCCTCCATTGCACGGATATTTCCTGGTATTTTTGCATATTCTTCTGGAGACATTCCTGCTAAACGGGCGGAGAGATTATATTGAGAGGCCTCATCCATAACCAATTGATTTGAAGCGTTAGGCCTAACGGTAGGAAGTGATCTCATGCCTCCAAGACCCGTTAATGAATATGCCGCTGCCGCCCCAGACAATAAGGAGTTCCATGTATCGCCTAAGAATGTGTTGAACCAATTTTCTTGATATCCACTTACTCTTGCTAAATCTTGTGCATTTGGAATTGGCGTCCCAAATACTGGACGCATCGGGGTGCCTCTGTTTTTAAATTTCTTTTTCCCATAAATATTTGATGATGCTTGAGAGTTAGTGCTTGTATATCCGCCAGAATATGTTGGGGTGCCGCCAGAATATGATGGCTTAGGCTTATATCCACCAAGGTATCTATTTCCACTAGCCGCTGTTTCTGCGCGGTCGGCAGATATGTATGCCCCATCTCTAGCCCTTACGATACCTCCATCAGCAAACTTTCCGGCATTGATATGATCCATCATATCCTTGCCGTATTTACTTACACTAGAGGCTTGAATTACATATTCACCATTAGAAAGATATGCAGGGATTACATCAGATTTGGGGCCACCAGGACCAGTTACTTTACCGCCGCCCTCTAACATTAATCTTCCGTTTTGAATATATCCACCAGTAGCCGCTGGGACATATTTTTCTCCATTCCATGTATATTCTGTTCCATCTGGAGCAAACCACGGCCCCTGATTTGTTGTCGGAGGCGTAGAACCACCGCCACTACCCCCGACAATATCTCCATTAATAGTTACACTCTCCGCATCAACAGTCATGTCTCTAACTTGCTGTGCAGTATCACCAACCCCAGTATCACCAACGTTTTCTGAATTATACATCCATGTTGGGTCCCCTCTTAATCCAAGGTCTTGAAGAATAGCCTCTACCCCCATGGGTACTCCCTTTGGACCGCGAGGTGCTGCTAGAGCCCCAGCCTGCCTAACAGCCTCTCCAAGAGTTACACCACCACGATAATAAATTTCTTCAATTCTTAGTCGTAGCATTTCTTTTCTTGCTTCTACATAGGGCTTACTCTTTAATTCGGCATAGTCCTTAGAATATTTTTCTTCGGCTGCTTTAGCGTCATTTCTATAGTCTTGCTCCATAGTTTTGATGCCGTCTATTTCTTGGTTTTTATCTTCTAGGGCATTTTCTTTAGCAGTATTTGCTCTTTCAATTTGTTTGTCATAGAATTCCATTCGATCATCATGGGCATCTTGCTCTATTTCCATAAGATCTTGAACACCCTTAATACGATCTTCCATCATTTGTTCATACTCGTCTTGCTCTTTTTGTTTTTGCTCACGAATTTCATCTATGGCTTCTAGTTCAAGATCTCTTCTTTCTTCAATTCCAGAGATCATTTCATCATATGAAAACTCTTGGGCGTCCGCAGACATTTGTTCGCGTTCCTGGAGGAATCCAAAAACATCTCCAGATGCAAGTTTTTCAAGTGCGCCAAAAGCAGTTTTTCTTTGTTGTGCATAGAATGACTCTGCTTTTTGATTCTTTTCAAGAGATTCAATGTAAGCGTCAGAAGATTTTTCAATGGCCTCACGACGGTCATCTAATTGCTGCATCTGCTCGTCAAAGTCTCTTCTTCTTACATCCATCTCCTCCTGCATACCCTCAATGGAGTTTTGACGGCCTTCTTGTTCCACCTCAAATGCGTCTTGTGCAGATTCTTTTAGGCCTTCATATAACTCAATTCTTTCATCCATAGCATCTGAATAATTTTCGAATCTAAGGTTTGCAGCATCTTTTTGTTCTTGGGCAAATTGATCAATCATACCAAAGTAACTTTCTTCTGCTTCTATTCTAAGAAGTTTAGTCGCATCTGCCAATGACTTAGCACTTACTGCCGCTCGGCCAAGAGCAATATCAAATTCCCCAGCATCATTAATTGCTTTATCTAAAGAAATTCCAGCAATTGCCATTTGTGTTGCAACAACAGTCTCTTCTGCTGTATCAATTGTGCTAAGAACAGTATTCCATTCTTCGCCATAAGTATTTCTAAGATAGTCGGAGAGTCTGCCTATTGCAGCCTCTCTATCTGATGATTCTAATTTATTGATAATTTCTATCAATTTTTCAAATCCGTTAATGGCTGCAGTAGGATCTTGTTGATAGGCCATAACTAATGAATCTATAACTCCAGTCAAAAGTTCTGGGTTTACTGTTGTTAAATCTTCTAACCTATCTTTTAGTTGATCTAACTTATTTATTAGATCCTCTAATTCCTGTGCTGATCCAACTCCATAGGTTGTCTGACCAGGAGAACCTGTAGGAGATGTTGGAGTATATGACGATGCAGTTATCTCATCTATTCTCCTTTGGGTTTCTTCAATGTCTTTGTTTATAGTTTCAAGGATCGACAATCCGCTTCTACCAATATCAGTTTCTCCAGGAGCAAATTGTCCAACAACATTATTAATAGCATCCTCTATGGTTATTTCTTGATCAAAAAGCCCCTGTGATAGCCCTTCGCTAAATGCTTCTCCTCCCGACCTACCAGCCTCTGCTGCAATTGCTTCTATTGTTGCCTTAGCATTTTCTGCACTCATACCAGAAATAATCATGTTGCTATATGCTACTGATAGTTGTTGCGCCCCAGCGCCTGCTGATAAGAATTTAATTTGTTCAATCAAAGGTGAGTAGTCTTGGGCGACCGCTTCTCTGAGTGCTTTGTCTATTTGCTGCAGATCCTCAGAAACGTTTGACAGTCTATTCTTTTCAAGAATATCAGAAACATTCATTATTGTTTCGCCAAAATATTCTGCACTCTTTACTGGATCATTAAATGCTGCTATGGCTCTTTCTCTGGCTTCTTCCGCTGCTTTACGATACATCATAAACCCTGTAATGGCAGCAGTAATACCAATTCCAGCGGCGATGCCAACAGGACCACCAAGCATTGAGACCATTGACCCTGCCCTAAATAGACCTGCTCCAGCGCCAACTAATTTACCAGTTTGTAGGCTAGATGCTACACCTCTAGCAGCACCAATATTTTGCAGTTTACCACCTAAAGAACGCATTCCCAAGAAATTAGTAAATGCACCCTTACCAAGCCCACTATTCATTAACATTGTTGCAGTCATAAGGGCTGTGGTAAACAGACCAATTTTAGCCGCGGCGTCGGATGATGCTCCACCCATCATTGAAATACTAGAGGTAACCATGGACAGGGCGAACATTGCATTCATTGCATTCATTCCACGCATTCCTGCCTGAGCCTGATCTTTTGCAGCACCTAATGCAATGGCTGGGCCAGTAGTGCCAGTAGGTCTATTTGATAAACTAGAAGTTGGTCCAGCCATCTTTGCAATATCTGCAACCTTCCTATCAAAGGCGGCTGCTGAGAGCCCACCAGTTGCGTAAGGAGATGTTCCGCCTCTGAAATACCCCATAGACCCACTAGGTCCAACTCCAAACATTGGTGCTGCTGACATTACTGCGCGGCGTTGAGCGTTCTTTGCTTCCTCTTGCTCTGCTCTTAATTGCGCCTGATCTGCATCTAGAATTGCTTGTTTCTTTTGATTAATAAGATTTTGAATTCTTAATTCTTTATTAGAAACATCCTTTTTCTGAAGTTCTATCTGTTTTTTCTGTTCTAAGAACTGGATTAAATTAATTTCTCCACTAGCATATCTTCTAGATAAAGCAACTAATTCAACATCTGCTCTTACACGATCGGCGGTGTGCTTAAGTTGCATATCTTTTAATTTTATAATTGATTGATCTGCTTGGGCTATCTTTTGAGCATTAGATATTGACTCAATACCTGTTCCGCCTACTGGACCAGCAACTATAGGTTTACCTGCAGCAGAAGATTTATACCCTTTAATAAAACCAGATGCTGCTCCATCTCCAAAATTTTTACCTTCTTTTGCAACTTCTCTATCCATCCTTTTTGATGGTGAAGATGATTCAAGAACCCGTGCTAGGGTGGTTGCAAAGACTCTCGCTAAATTATCTACAAATTGCTCTGCACTTGGCTGAATTTGTCTTTGGAATAATTCCAATTGCGTCCCACCCATAGATCTAGCCATAGATTTTGTAATTCTTCTTCCAGATTCATCATACATGGTTGGCGTACCCTGTGCGCTAAGAGGCGTTGCTCCAACAGGTAATGCAAATGATATAGGTGATTGTTGTGCCCCCTGATATGTTGGAATCTTCCCAAGTGGAATTCTTTCTGCTTTTGGCCTTACCCCAAGGTATTGATCTTGTCCAATATTCGCATAGATTCTTCTACTGCTTCCTTCCCCAGCAGTATACATTGGTACGCCAGCGGCTTGACCAAATAGATACATATTTGATGCGGTCAAGCCCCTTCCAGCAGAAAATGCAGTAGGAGTATCAAGAAGTCTTGTAAGGGCCGCTCTTTGCCTTGGGTCAGAAACTCCTGCTAAAGCAGCCATTGTCATAGATTCTAGTTGTGCTGCATTAAATGTTCTACCCTTAAAACCTCCAGCCTGGGCCCTCATTTGTTGGGCAAAACTATTTACAGCCTGTTCAGCGAGGTTCATATCGTTCCCGAACTCTCCAGTTTCAGCGATTAATACTCTAAGTTGTTCTTTTAGTGGATCAAAGACCGTTCCAGTATCAGATATTTCTCTTCTAAATAATTCAATAGAAGCCTCACCCCTTTCCATCGACTGGTTAAGTGTTGTGCTTAAACCTACTACTGCATTACTATATGTTCTTACCTGGAAATCTACCCCATGAATTGATTGTATTAGCATTAACATTGCTCTAGCGCCCTGATCTAAAAATGGTAGTTGCAATAATGACCCCACGCTTTGTTGCTTAGATAATGTTAAGTGTGATAGTTGTGCGCCTTCTTGAAAACCTGGAAGATTCCCGCGATTCATAGCCATAAGAACTGGAGCATATTTTTCTGTAGCAGCACGATTTACAATAAATTCACCAGGCTCCAGCATGGCAGGAATCTTATCTCCGCGACCTGAGCCTGGAACAAATTCTGGACCAGTAGATCCTGCCTGTCTCCTAATTGGCATTGATCCGCGAGCGGGTGGAATTGCCCCAGGAATAAATAAGGCTGGATTAGAGGTTGTCAACCTTCTTAGAGAGGTTTCATAGGCAGTAAGCACTCCCGTTAATCTTCTAAGAGCAACTTCTTGTGTATCAAATGACTTTGTAAGTCCTTCTACGCCAAGTTTTGCAGCCATAACGTCTTGATTAAGAAGTTCAAATTTTTCAACCTTAATTCCAGCAATTCTTGCGCCTACCCGTGTTATCATCATGCCGAATTTAATAACATTAGAAATAAGGTTTCCAAATAGACCAACCATCATAATAATAGGACCAGCAAGAGCAGCAATGGCTATACCATACTTAGCAAAATCTTTTACTGGTCCAGGAAGCGCTTGGAAGAAGGAGGTCAAAGTCTTCATTCCGCTTCCAATAAATTCAAATATTGGAATCAAGGTTTCAGTAAGGGTCTGGCCAATGGGCATAATGGCATTCTTAAGATCTTCCATTGTTCTTTGGAAACGCATAGCGGTTGACTCAGTAAGAGTCCTAAGTTCATCATTTGCCACCTTAGCCAGATCTGCAGATGATTTAGATGCTAGTTCTACTACAGATTGAGTTTGTGATCCAGCCCTACCAATATTATCAAAGAGGGCTGTAATTCTAGCAAACTGGTACTTACCGAATATTTGCTCAATAATCCTTGATCTTGAGAAACTGTCTAGTCCTGCCAATGCTTCTTGCATAGCATAAATAGTGGGCATAAGTTGTCCACGATTTGCTTCAACTATGCCTACTAAATCTACCCCAAATGATTTTGCTACTGCACTTGCCTGTTTCGTTGGATTAATAAGTGATGCTAGGCCAGATTTTAATGCGTTTGCTGCTTCTGCGGCGGGGATACCACCTTCACGCATAGCAACAAGCAACGTTGCAAGATCTTTTACATCGCCACCCAAACTTCTTACAACAGGTCCAACCTTAGGAATGGCTGTCGCTAAATCTTCTAGAGTTGCAGATGTTTGGTTTTCTACAGCATTTAGAAAGTTAATAGATTCAGCAAGTTCATTAGTATTCATTCTAAACGCTGACTGCAAAGAAAGTGTTGCTTTCATTGCTTCTTGTCTATCAACTTCACCTAGTACGGCAAGCCGAGTGGTTTGTTGTACTGACGCAATAAGTTTCTCTCCTTCTGCCCCAGTTGCAGCAATATCTGCAGCAAGAGCAGCAGTATCTTTAGCAGCAATACCATAAGTGCTTGAAATATCATATGCTAATTGCTTTACTTGTTCACGCATACGGCTGGTAGAATCACTAATAGCGTTTCCAAGATCAGCGCCGTAGACTTTCTGGAATCTTGTAAGTTCTTTATCAAGTTCGCGGAACTGCTTTGATGCTACTGCAGTAAATAACATTAAAGGTACAGTAAAACCGACCATCAACTGGCGACCTGCCCATTGGGTATTCTTGCCCCAGTTGAGCATGGCAGTTGCTCCGCCATTCATTAATTGATTAAATACTGCGAATCTTTGTGAGGCAAGGGCTGCAGCGCTACTAGCGGCATTAATACTCTGTGGAGTCATCATCATTGTTTGACCGCCGCCAATTGGGACAGCCATTGATTGCTGATATCTTACTTGCTGCTCAGCAAGTCGGCGCATCATGCTACTTTGATTGGCATAACCAGTAATGGCCTCACGGAAATACTGACGCATAGTAAGGCGATTAGCAGCAAGTTGCTTACCAAATGTCTCTACTGCGCTTGTTGCTTTTACTGTTGATGTAGTAAATCCGCCCGTCTGTCCAACTCCTGCTGCAAATGTGCTAGCAAGACTTCGTTGAGCAGTAAGAGCGGATTTATCTAAAGTGTTAAATGCAGCGGTAAGAGTCCCAATTTGAGCAGTAAGAGCCTTAATCTGCGCTTGCGCGGCAGAAAGATTTGCATTATAAGTAATAGTGGAGTGAATATTAGCCAAGTTCAGCCCCCTCCGCTAATTCATATATAACGCCCATTTCTGGGGTAAGACCCTGTTCAATTGCTCCAGCCATGCTTTTATCACCAGTCAGTCTAGCGACTGCCCTAGCCTGAATTTCTTCTACACTAGGAATTCGGGATTCCTCCTCTGGTTCTTCAGAATTTTCGTCAATGTCTATGCCCTGAAGAGCGGCCATAAACTTTTGTCTTCTTCTTTCCGCTTCATAAATTGCTTTTAATGTAGCGGCAAGTTCTGGCATAGATAGCGACGATTCAAGTTCCTCGTAGTCCTTCCAATGCCCTAGGAGAAAAACTTCTCCTAGCATGGAAGCGAGGTCTAGATCCTCCCAGCGAGTTCCTGAGCCGTCGCTACTAGGTTTGGGTCATTCAACTTGATATCAGCGGCAACCTCAAGAATCTTGTACATTGTCTGAAGGTCTACAGCCTCTTCAAGGTCTTCGGTAGTTTCTGCCAGGTCTGGAGCAAACTGGCGGAAAGCAATAGATGTACATTTAATTAGAACATCAAGAAACTCGTCCTCGTTCTCAACTTCTGAGGCCTTCTGCCATTCTTTCATGACCTCGCGGAGATTTTTAAGATTAAGTGGTTTTACAGTAATGGTACGACCATCAAGAAGTTCTAGTTCTATTGTTTCGTATACTTTGGTTGCCATGTAATATCCTTTCGTTGTTTAAAAATATTATACCGTATAAATGATAAAGACGCAGTAAAATACTGCGTCTTTATCATAAACTATATTGAATTATTAGAACAGTCTGTCAACAATCTTGCCGTATGCAGCGTTGCCGTCAGGAGCCTCGTTAGAGGTAGAGGGAAGAACACGGAAGTTAACAGGGAATACGGTAGCATCGTCACGACGAACGCCGACACCTACTGCTTCAACAGAAACAGCGCGGTAAACCATGTAAATTCTTTCTGCCTTCTTGCCTGTACCACCTGATTCAGCAACTGAGGTGGGAGCAGAACCAACGAAGCACATGGAGCGCTCCACGGGAGCAATACCAAGTGAACCACCATTAAGGTGAAGGAGGTTCTGTACCTGTGCTGTGGCTGAACCACTAACGAATACTGCACTAGCACCTGCAGCACCTAGGGCGCTTGCAGAGCCGTCTGCTGCGGTAATCTGGTTGTATGATGCGCCTGCTGATGCAGTCTGGAAGTCACCAGTTGCACCACCAGCACCACCAATAGCAACGTAAAGATTCTCTAGCGTAGCCTCTGTAAGTGATGTAGCGACAGTAACTCTTTGCTGAGTCTTGAAGAGTCTTGCTGTATCAAGCAACTGGTCAACCATAACGTCATTGAAGGTTGGCTCAATGTTTAGCGTAACGCCTTCCATTGTGTAACCTAAGTGGTACCAATCACCATCGGTAACTGTAGTAACGTTACCTGGATCTTGTGCGGTTGCAGTAGCAGATGAAACATTGATTTTGTTATTCTCTACACCGTTCTTGCCGACATATACGGTTGCTGCGCCTGTAATAATATTCTTTGCATTAAAGTCTCTGGCCATTTATTTTTTCACCTCCTTGAAGCGATATTGTATTACGCTTCCTCATAGATATATTATCATATCTAGGTTTATTTAGTATATTCGTAGGTTAGTTTTAAACATGTAATAAGTTTAGGCCTAAAACTATCTAATCTTTTTTCATCTGCAATATAATTTTCTTGATCTACGGTGATATATTTAAAGTTTGTCATTACACCTGACGCAGATAGATGATTATTTACATTCCTTGCGCTTTCATCAAATTTTTGAAGTGCCTCAACGATGTAGTTTTTTATGTAGTAAATTTGTGGCAATTCTCCTACAATAATGTAGTCTGCCTCCTCTTTTTCCATAGGCCAAAATGTCCCTGGCTTGGGAAGAAAGATGTAATCATACAGAATATATGGAAGATCGTTAGATTCTGGGGCGAAGTTTTCGCTTACTGGATAGAATGGTCTAAACGTGTAGGCAGAGGTATCCCATACTGCACTTGCCACCGCTGGCTGCCCCTCAACGTTCCCGCTTGCAAGATCCCATAGGTAATTATTAATAAGCACTATGGGAAGTTCTGTGTAACTAGGCATAGAAAGTTCCTAATCCTCCCGCGATTTCATCTGCATCTATTTTAGCACGACGAGCAGCCTCTGCAACCATTCCTGAGTTAATTCTTGGAATCATCAATTTTCTCTTTACTATCATGGCATCCTCAATACGTTGATAATACTTTGATTTCATCAATACTGCGTATGCTTGTGACACCATAAACCTATTAAACGTAGTTTCAAAACTTTTTGCTACGTCCCGTCCACCAGGATTATTTATAACTACCTGCTTCTTTTTAATGAATCTTCCATCTTCTAATGTAAATTGAAGGTACTCGGCGGACTTGGCTGAAACAGTTATCGGTTCTCCCGCCTCCATTATTTCGGCCTTGTTTGGAAATGGGTGGCCATCTTTATTTGGCATTTTTGCAGGAATGAATGAATAAGTTATTATAGCGGTGCCATCTGGAGTGCTATTGACATTAGCCTTGAATAATCTTGCTGACCTATTCCCTGTATTATCAAATTCATAAACGTGGTGGTAGGATGAATGAGCCTGCTTTGCTCTAGCATCCATGTATTCATCAAAGTAGTTTTTAATTAGTAGAGCAGCCCCACGATTGATTTTTTGAGCATTAAGCGGATTTAAATAGAGGTTATTCAGTACCGATCCATCATATGTTGATAGAGCAAGAACCTTTTCTGAAAATTTTCCTGTATTGAATACTACAGTAGCCATTAATTAATGTCCAGGTTTTGTATTTCTTGACGCATAAGAATAGTTTCATATTCTATTACTGAGCCGTCAAAATTGGTAATAGGGGTACTGCCTCGCGGCTCAAAAATAGTAGCATAATCAACACCGCTAGATGAAGAAGGATTTTGATTTTCTTTGTAAATGGTTTCCACCTGATTTCTAATATTTACAACCCTAACATCTGTTGAAATAGGTTCTTTAGTTCTTATTTTCACAAGTGTATGGAGGATATTTACATAATTATCTATTTCAAGATACACAGAGTTTTCTCCGACACCTTTACGAAGAATACCTCTAGCGTAACAGTCTATGGTTCCTGTATTTACCCAGACTTTTTTTACTTCACCGATGGCTCCCTGGGCGACGGAGGCAGAGTAAATATCTGCCTTCATTGTATATGCTGTTGAACTAATGCAGCCAGCCATTTAAATCACCAAATATCTAGGCTCTTTGTAATGAGCAATAAGGTTATCTACAGTAAGGTTTCCTGTTCCTGTGGAGAAATCTGAGCCATATTTAATATCATATGAATCGTTGGATAGTTCTGCAATATTCTTATTTCTAATATTAAAGTCATTGCAAAGATAGTCTTCTACTAACAACGCCGCCGCCTGTTCAATATCTGCAGGAACATAGTCCCAACCCCAAATTCCATCAATCCTGTACGCATGATCTTTTTTGAATACACCTTCATAATAAAAAACAGAAAATATTGGAGATTCTGCAATTTCTTTACTTTTTAGTGATGAATTAATAATCTTGACTCTAGTGCGAGAATCTGCTATTTCTATTGGATATTCTAACTGAACTGTTGAATTATCTCTTTCGTAAACTAACAAATCATCTTCATAAACTTTATCTATTCTATAAAGGTTTTCTGGAAGAGTAAGAACATCTAAATTATTTCCATAAACAGTTAAGTCTTTCTTTAGTTTATAAAAACTATTTCCGATATAAGCATTAAGGCTTAATCTTGCCCGCCGTTCCAATTTTATTAATGTTGCTGAAGATGTTCCTGATGGAATATTTGCTAACTCCTCAATTCTGCTCCAGGTAGCATATGGCCTAATAAGCGATACGTTCTGTATCTCTGAATATGCACCAACAGAACTAGTTGTAATTATTTCTAATTTAATATTTCTATCGTAAGAAGTTGAGTCGGCAGTAAAGGTGATTGAATATATTGATGAGCCGCTTGTTGTAGCCGCTCCACTTTGAATAAATTCTTCTGTATCCAAATCATAGGCTTCAAAATAGACATTGGTTGCGTAAGAACTAGCCGTATACGATATTGTTAACGGAGAATTATCTTGTCTTAAATATTCAATCATTTAGCACCGCCAGTATTTAATTATTTATATTTTACTATATTTTGGAATATGGAAAGGGGGCCGCTAATGCGACCCCCTAACCAAGAACTATTAAGTTATCAGCCAGTTACAGCATTTGCCTTAGCCATTGCAGAAAGTTCTTCAATGTTAAGACCCATGCGGACGTAAACTGTGTATTCCACGGTGTCTTTCTTTGGCTTGAACTCACGATGAACAGTAACATCTCTCTGGAAGCCCCAGATTCTGTTCTGTGGGAACGTAAGGTCAACGTAGTGGTCTGGGTATAGTGGAACTTCCATCACGGGAATACCGAAGATGGAGGTAGTCATACCAGCAGGGCCACCGACGCGAGGCTGTGCGCCACGAAGGATACCAGAAGCGATATCCTCGGGAACACCACCTGAACCAATTGCGCGTAGATCCGTTAGAAGGGTTTGGACATTCTTTGTAGAAGCGTAGAACTTCAACTCTTGACGACGAGCCTTGAACTTACGGGGCAGGGCGTTGTAAAGTTGCTCAAAGAAGGCGATTGCTGAACCACTCTTAAGTTGACCTGCGGTGGTAGCAGCGGTGAAGAATGTTGATGCTGTAGTTAGGGTTGCAGCGGTACCGAAGTGAGTACCACCAGCAGCGCCATCAGCAAGTTTAACGAACCCATCGATTGTGTATGGGTAGGTTGTACCAGCGTATGATGCAGTACCCTGAGCAGCAAGACCATTGATGGCGATATCTTCAAGATCGTTACCAAACTGACCAGCCATTAGGCGGACAATGTGATCTTCAAGAGCGGAACCTTCAATGTTATCCTCAAGTGCCTCAGTTGAGAGTTCGTAGTCCAAGCGGAACTTAGTAGTGACGATTTCAACCTTGGTGAATTGGGCACCACGGTTGGCGTAACCTGTTTCGCCTGCTGCAGCATCAAAGACATTTTCACTTGCCTGTGATGCCTTGCGGATCAAGCGTGTACCAACCTGAATCTTATCGAATTCAGCGGTATTTGAACGCATGATTTGTCTACGCCCATCGTTACCTAGAACCATCTGATCAAACACATAGTCCAGGAATCGACGGGATTGTTCTGGAAGTAGCACACCGCCGTTTTGTGTTAGTGGGTTGGTTGTCAAGTTCTCCATATCACCGCTTGAAGCGAGATCTGAGATGATTGCACCAGTACCAACATTTACTGCGGCAGCGGCTTTATTAATTGCGTCACTCATGCTTTTCTTTGCACCTCTCTTTCTTTATTTAATTAGTTAAATACATCTGCGGAACTGAGGAAGCGTCCGCCCCATACTGATTTCTTCATTATGGGTTGCTCTGGGATACTGGATTCCAGTTCACCAGACTTCTTAATTGCCGTTTCTTCTTCTACTGATTCGACGCGGTTAGCAATTTCCACGGTAGCAGAATTAAGTTCGGCCAAACCTTTGGTAACCTCTTCATACTTTGATTGAAGTTGACCAATCTTTTCATCGACTGCTTTAGCAAGTTCGACTACTGCATTGGAGAACTTCTCAAGTGATTCGGTACTAGTTTCGATTGATTTGTTAATTGTCTCTTCTACGAAGGACTTCACTTCACCAAGGGCCTTTTCCATATCAAAAACTTCAGAGGTGGTATCATCGGCAACTTCAGCCTCAACACCATCGGACTTAGCCATAGCAAGGGCTTCCGTAACTACGTCCTCTACAGTTTCTTCTACTTCAAACGTTACTTCCTCAGAAGTTACGTCTGTTGCCTCGGCGGTGTCAAGTTCTTCATGGCTTGTTTCGTTGTCAGCCATTTCAACACCTCCTTCTCGTTTTTGTAAAGTCAGTTCATTTTCCTCTGAATTATCTGACTTTTCTGTTGACAATGGGTGACCCTTTGGCAACAAATCCGTGTCATATGGCCTGTTATTGAATTTTCCTGATCTTACCGCCTGCAAGAATCCATTGACTCTTGCATACGCCCATTGCTCAGGTGAATGCTCATCTGATTTCTGCATTGCTGGATTGCTCTTAAATGCTGCTATACCTCGCTCAAAAACCTTACGAAGCATGACAAATGAGACATTCTTAGAACTAACATTACCATATTTTTCATTATGCTGAGAAACTAAGGTATTTAGATGATCAACATCTTCATTTGATAGTGATTTCTCTAATGCAACTTTTGTTGCAACCTTAATTTTTACTAAGTCTGTAATATTTTTTGTAACAATATTATTCGTTGGCTGAAACTTACTTTCTGCAACCTCTTTATAAATTACTACCGCAGCCTTTTCTGTATCAATAACATCAATGCGGCCTTTAGAAAGTTTGCCGTCAGTAGCGAATGCTACATAGTCGCCAGCCTTCATCATACCTTCATCTTTACGATACTTTCTCTTCTTTCTACGAGTAGCCGTAGGAATACCACCAGGAAGTCCTTGCTGGGCATTACGATTTGGGGTGTTCTCACTTGTGACTGTTTCTTTTTCAAGATCATCGTCATCCATATCAATATCGTCGTCGTACATGTCATCTGATTTACCAGAAAGGCTAGAAATTCTTCTTAGGGTACTCATCTTATGACCAACTCTAGTATCTGATGGCTCCCAGCCATTGGCACCTTTACGATATACACGAATGAGGACGGCAGGGTTATCTTCCTCTGCATTAATAGTAAAATCTGAACCTGGAACGTCTATAGAGCCAGAGCGAACAACTCTTTCTACTTTACCTCTTGCCGTTCCGCCACTTGAACCCCAAGAAACAAAATCGCCAACTCTTACTGAATCGGCCTTAGCCATGAAATTATCTACCAGTTTGCCAATTTCTTCATTCTTTTTAACGTCTGTTGATTCTACCCAGCCAATTTCATTCATATCTGATGAACAAATGGGGCAGGAGGCTGAGTCATTTTTCTCAGTAACGGCAATCTTGTCCGTAGCGCACCAGAAAACATTCTCTAGTTCGATATTAGAGGCAAAACCTGTAGTTACGGTATTATCACCTAGTTTTTCTACAGATAAAATATTAGCAAGTTGATTTGCGGGGGAATCTACTAAAGATAGTTCCATAAGTTCAAAGTCTTTAATTATTCTTATTGCCTGGCCGTTTTCATCTTTATCAACTTTATTTTCATAGTCCAGGATTCTACCACCAATAGAAAATCCTGTAAGAGTTCCGTCAAGTACTTTTTCCCAAGTATCTTGTGCGCCCTTGCTTACATATGCTGAAACGAATACACCTTTGTAAGTATTGTTAGAAGTAGGGTCAAAGTATTCTTTACGCTCAAATGAGAGAACTCTACCGACTGCTTTTCTGGAATCGTGCTGCTCCCTTAGATTTCCACGAAATTGTTCAAATGCTTTAACTGATGCATCCATAGAAACTACATCGTTCTGTCTATCGACGTTATCTAACGTGGCGAATCCATGCACCATTCTTTTTTCTACATCTACTTTAGAGATGGGCATTGAAAGATGGATGCTTGACCCATCTATAGCCGTTTTAGTATCGAAAAATTTTAGCATAACAATTAAATTATATTATATCTAACTTTATTAATTTTGCTGCCTACCTTCTCCTTGTGTTGCCCGCCCAGTTTCATCCGTATCGGGAGCATTTGCAGCACGTTCTTGATCTCTTACCCTGTTCCTCGTTGATTGTGCAGTTTGTTCTGCCTGAGCCTGAGCATTAAGAACGACAGGTGTATCGCCACTAGGAAGTGTGGACATTCCAAGTCTTTCTCTTACCTCATTGGGAACAATAACTTGCATTCTCAGATACCGCTCATCAATCTTAGATCTTGTCTCTTCATCTGTAAGAGTAAGTTCATTAAACTCAAATTTGAATGCATCTGTTTTTTCTGCAATAATTTTGTTAATCTTCTTTTCTAGTGCATCCTGGGCTGGGCGACATACCTGTTCTTTAAAGGTTCTATCTGCCTCTCTTGCCGCCGCCAAACCAATTCCTTCTGTAGATCCAACCTTTGATGCAGGAACGCGGTGAGCCATAAGGATTTCATCCTTGTTCATCTTCTTATAGTTATTAAATGATGAGTCCTGAATGTTAGTCTCAATGGGCTCCATCTTCATCTCTACCTTATGATCTGGAGTGTCGCCAGGAATAGGAATAATGGCTGTTCTATGAGACTGACCGCGCAAGTTTCCTTGGAAGAATTCAAACAGTCTTTCCTCTGCGGCCCGTGACATTTTTGCGCCCTTAAGCCAGAAAATATAACGAGGAACGGCTTTATTCTCAAAATACTCAAGATTAAAGCGTGAGGCAAACTCGTTACCTGCCATCGCATTTTTAGCGGCAACAATGGCTGGTAGACCATAGTAAGTATTTGTTGGAGTGTAATTCTTGATATGAATTATCTCGTTTGGTCGTGGGTCTGTAGTAATAGGATTTTTTTCATCACCCTGGAAATTACGGAAAAACACCGCTTTACCATTAACAATCTGAACAAATCCATCTCTCAGCCGACGCACGCGCATTGTAGGAGCAGGTATATGTCCAATATATCCAATTTCTCCTGTTGTTTTTCTGCCGATCTCAATAAAGCCATTTCCTGTTGCTTCTGCATCAATGTAGGCTTTCATTAGTGTCATAGTAAAAGTATCGTCATCATTTCTTGTTTCTAACCAGTCAATAACGCGGGATTTTTGACGAGCAAGGTTTCTCCTTACCCGCCCAAGTTCTTCTGTGTTTGAAATAGACTCAAGTTTTTCCATGACATTAAGAGTGGGAAGAAGATCATATCCTAGGCCAACAATATTGGCTACTTTGGCATTGATAGCAGAATAATTAGGAGCGGACAGTTCATAAATTTTAGCCAATGCATATGGGTTATAAAGTGGCTCTACAACATCGAAAATGCCATATCCGTACTTGTCTGGAATAATCTGTTTTGATGTAGCGCCATCTCCAGCATACATATTATCTTCTGCTGAAACAATCTCTCCGCCTGCCGTCACAAGATTCTTGTTTAACTTACGTCTAGCAGATCTTTTAAAATTTTGTGACAAACCATTAAGATTAAGAATTGTGTCAGCATCCTGACTAAATTCATCCTTATCTACAGGAAGAAATGATTCTGGACTAATGGCCTTGCTCAGGCCAACGCTATCAATCCAAGTTTCTTCTGGCTCTTGCTGCATCTCTCCACGCTCCTGTGTCGCCATAACTTAGCAAACCGTTTTCCATACGGTACTTATCTTCTTGATATTCTTCTTCTGTTACCCGCCCAATACCAGGAATGAATACCGCTTGACCTTCTGGTTGCCCATAGTGTGCAGCGGCTTTACGAATTTCAGCCATCTTTGTAATATCTCCACGTTCGGACGGAATGTTAAGAACATTATCGTCATCATCTTTGAATACTCCACCTTCTGGAAGGAGCCATACATATATTCCAAAGTTGCTTTTATCTCTTACTATTTCAAGTCCCATGTACCAAATAATAGCACATTAGACGTTATTTGACTGTATTGTGTTCAGGTATGAGTTAACTTTTACTCGTATTGGCTGTATCTCAAACCCACTATTCGTCTTTATGAATGAAATACGGTTGAGATATTGACCATAAAGAACCTTGACAACATCCCCTACAGAACTTGAAACGGTGTTAAGTTGAGATGATTCATTCAATTCATATATTTGATTATCTGCTAGAGAAAGAACTTTATCTCCAACGTTGATGTTTACTGTATCAATATAGAGGTCATCATTTGTCATAACAGATGCTGATACAAATTTACTTAAACTGCTTTCCGTCGCCGCATTAATATCCATGAGATATCTTTGCTGGCCAAATGATGGTTGATAAATTACATTAGTTGATGCTGATATGAAGTTTGTTTCTGGATAATCAACTATGTTGATAGCATAGGATGCGGACGGCGGGACGGTAAGTTTATTATTTGTTCCCCCCGTAAATTCTTGATGCAAATATCCAACTTCGGAGGCACTAAAGGAATTTTCCAATATATACAAATTCTGTATATTAAAATTACTTGAGGCGGAATCGCCAAATCTTATCAGAAAGTTATTCGTATCATAGGTGGCTAATTTATCATCGAAAGAAAAGGTGACATGAGCCCATTGTTGATTAGGAATAACTGATCCAGATACACCATTGATATATAAAGATGTTGAGGCGGAGTTAAAAGACACCTCCCCAGATAAATTATTCACCTCCGCCGAAAATAAAGATAAATTTGCGGCAGAGGATGAATAAATATTTAGTAAGGTGTATGTTTTATCTTCATTGTCATTAAGACGTATAAATGTTCCTACCGAACCAAGATATTTAATCATAATAATCATTATAACAGCATGGGATGCTTTAATATAGTAATGTTATAAATTAAATTAATTATTATTAATAATAATAGATTAAACCACGTTACTATTGCGAATTTGTCATTGCTTTTATGGGCCCTTGCTTCATTCCCATATATAGTTCGCTATTAAAATGATTACCAATACATATATTTTTATAATT